GGGGTTACCTACTTCATCAGTGAGAGGTATCATTATTTCAGGGTCAGGGTAGCGGTGTTTGTTGGTGAGTATTTCGTGCTTTTTAACATCATATTGCCGTTGGTATTGCGAAATATCTATTAATGTTACTCCTTGTTTAAAATCTTCTTGTGTCATAGTCTGTTTGTCCATAGTATAAGTTATTATAAATATAATTGCAGGTGCTACCTGCTAAATCATTGAGGCGAGTTGATATAAGTTGTTATTTGTTCCACTTAATAATCTCATTGTAATATAACGAATAGCATCTATAGCGTGGTTGTGGTTATCTATCGGTATACCTGCTTTTTTGTCATTCCAAGCGTAATTCTTTAGTTCTTTCATCACGTTGAAACTATCAGGTGTTACGACTAACTTATAATTGAGCATTGTTGTTATACCTGCTGATACACTTCCTGCTCCCTTTTCACAAGGTTCTATATTTAGCCCCTTATCTCTTAGGTCGGAAATGAGTCGAGGCTCGGCACTATCTGCGACAATTAGGTCGTCAGGGTTGTCGATTAGGGTGCTGTTAAGTTGATAAAGTCCATCAGAGGATAATTGCTTGTTATTATAGTATTTTTCATCAATGTAAATAATCTTTCTTCTTTTATCTACTGCTACCTTAATGAGTGTATCAGGGTCAATGCTAAATCCGTAATCTTGTCCGTATCCATAAGGTAATGAGGTGTCAAATGCTCCTATCTCCCAGTCGGTGAATATTACCCCCTCTGATACATCAGCCCAACGACCTATGATTTTTTGTGCGTATTTAGTTTTGTTGAATAAAGATTGACTAAAATTACCTTGTTCGTCCGTTGCTTGTGCGAGGCTTTGGGCTTTGATTTCATCAATCTGCTTAAAAAACTGCTCGTTGAGGTTTTCTATATTATCAAAGTAGGTGGTGTGAATGTGCAATACATCAGGATGTGTGGATATTTGCACTTCTACACCATCAATAACTACTATTTTATGTGTTTGCTCGATGTACTTTTTATAAATAAAATGCTCAGCATTGGAGGGGTTCAAAATAAGGATAACACGCAATTGTATCCCTTTCTGACGAATTGAAAGTATTAGTTTCTCATAATCCTCCTCTGATAGCCATTCTTCCATTTCATCACCTACGAAGGTAGTAATACCGTGTAATGATTTAAGGTTAGCCGTTTGGTTTCCTGATGAGGTCTTAATCCCTTTGAATAGTATTTCAGAACCTGAAAAGGTGTTTTTGATAGCTGTTTTTGTTACATTAAAATACGCCTGTGTCCCTTCTGCTTCTATCTTTTCCTCAAACTCAGGAATAATAGAGCTATGAGCAGAAACCATTGTATAACGGCTAAATAATATCTTATGACCTGCTTCAAAAGATAAGCGTTCAAGAAAGGTAGAGGCTGCAAAACTTTTTCCGCTCGCTCTTCCTCCTGAAAGGATAGTGATGAACTTATCTTTATTCAGATATAAGGGATTATATACGGGTTGTGTTTTAATCATTGTTCTTGTTGTTGTTCTTTAGCCATTGGGCTATATCAATACTACCTTGTACAGAAACTTCCTCTTTTATGCCATCGTCTGTTTTGAATGTAGAAAGTACGGTTTGCATTGCTGTCATACGAGTGCGATAATCAACGGGGACTTCACGGAATTTGTTAGGAATTACTGTACCATCTTCATCAGTAAGAGGCTCACGAATAACACCCATAATAGCAACGACAGATACCAAGTTTGATACATCATTGAATGTGCGTGCTCGGT